CTACATCAGGCGTTATAAAAGTTTCACTGAATATATTTGGTGCAGCACCTAATAACGTTAATACCCCAGTATCGGGAGTAATAAAAATAGATCTTTCTAATGACGGAACGAATCCTGATAAAGCTACTTCCCCTACAATAAGGTCAATAACAATACCTTCGCCGAACTCAGCAGAACTCCAGGATCCTCGTCCCCAGCCACTAGTTGCCATAATGGCCCCTTAAATTAAGTTAAGGTAAAGATACCGGTAGCAGCAGGTAGAACTGTCAATGTATTTGGTGATGTAACAGTAAACTGACTAGATGATAATTGGCAGAAACATAGTAATCTACCAGCAGTAGCGCCAGTTGAGTTACGTAGAATTGCGTATTTAATGTTAGTCAATGAAGCACCAGAAGCTGTAAATGCTAAACCTACTGTAGACATTGTGAACTTAAATTGTTTTGCTGAAGCTCCCACTGTCCATAGTGCTGTTTGTGGTACTAAATTTTTACCGCCTGTTACGTATCCACCTGTAGCAGAAATTTCACCTGTTAGTTGTGAGTAAGCAGTTAAAGTAAATGTTGAAGCATTACTTGCACTATTTGCCAACACCATTTTAAACACGCCCGCTCCTAGAGTGATCGTTCCGTTACCTATGTATTGTTTTGCTTTATTATATAATTGCCATGCTGTTGCAGCCATATTAAATCTCCTTTATGTCGGCGTATGAAGCGCCTGTTTCTAAAATATGATGGAGTAACCCGCCATAAATGTTTAATTCAATTTCATCTCCTAGCATACGAATCAAATCAATAAATTCTTGTGCCTGAGAGATCATCCACGGATTGCAGCTGAATATTTTCCCGCCCACGTTTACGGGTATGATCGGCTGTCCATCATTTTCTTGTTGCTCATATGCATGGTGAACTTCTTTTTCATCTATACAAGAATCACATCCGAAGAGATGAAACTGTTTAAATCCTAGCATTCTAAATAGTGGTATTGATCTTAAAAGGACTGTAGATCCTCCTGGAACCGGATACCATGTTTTATAATGCTTAGCTAATATGTCATTTAGCAATTCCGCGCTTGTATGCCATATATAAGTTCTGTCTTTTGGAAGCCCATCAAACACAGTAGGGTCACATTGAGAAGCAATAAAATACTTACAATGATCTACTACAGGTTCGGTAAATCGTACATTGAAAGGTCTAGCATCTACCATAACCATAGCAGAAGGCGTAATACCATTATCAAGGCACCATTTATAAGCCCCATTAATTGCGATCAGTTTAACACCATCAGCCCTCTTTTGTCTAATAGTTTCAAGGTGTTCATTCAATGATGGTCCACCGCCCACAATCATAACTTCTTGGTCATTCGTAGGGTAAGGTTGAACCTGCATAAAATCCCTTTGAATGTTAAATTCTACGTTTGCTTTGATAGTTTCTTCGTTGGTATTAATAACACCTCTATCAACAACGTCTTCACCTTTCATCCATGCACTTACATAGAATAAGCAATAGCCAGGTGCTTCTTTAGACCAATGAATAATACAATCTCTATCAATAAACTTCTTTAGCCACCACTCATATGGGTGCACACTTAAATGAAGCTTGTGTCCTACCACTTTACCCATGATGTCATCTTCAGTAGCAATTTGAAAGAAAACATGTTGGCAAGCAGCCAAACAATTATCTAATACTTTATCTACATGATGAGGTCTAATATGCTCCATCACATCCGTACAAAATCCATAAGCTGCTTTAACAGGTAGGGGTTCAGATAAGTCTGCCTCTACAAATCGCATAGCATGCTTCTGTGTTTCTAACATCGGTCGAATATCTTCGTCTAAACAATTATCTGCGAAGTCAACCATAGTGACATTTAAGCCACCGAAAAAAGCTAAATTAAGAGAGCCACGTCCTGTGCCACATCCTAAGTCTAATACTGACGCCCCTTTAGGAGGTCTAGCTTGATTCAAAAATTCTTGTGCAATGAGTTCACCAGGAGCTACTGCTCTATACTCTGGTATGTCCCACATCATCTTATATAAATCTTTTTCTAACGGTCTTACATTACTTACTTTTACTTGCGGTGCTTCTGAAAATACAGAAGATACTGTTGTCATTATGTGATCCTTATAATTGCAGCGCTTGAAGAAGACGCCGGGAATGTTACTGTAAACGTTTGATTGGTCGTAGTTTTAGTACTTCCAAAATTTAATACTGCTACTGCTTTGTTACCTTGAGTGCTATTATATATCAAAGCACCGTTTGCTGAAAAGGTAGCGCTAGACCAACTTGAATTAGCGAAGTTTAACCATGCTACAGTTTCAGTATTTGTTGAAGTAGGCACTTGAGAAATAACTAATGTGTTACCCCCCGCTGTATAGCCCGCCCCTGTTACTTCATCTGTTGTATCATATACAGTTGTTGTTGCATTTAATGTAGCATTGGCTGTATAAAGTGCTATCTTAAATGTATCTGCTGCAGTGGATGCACGTATAACGCCTGTACCAAAGTTATGAATGCCATCTAAGATTTCAACTTTAAAGCTTGTTGCTAATGTTTGAACGAGTGCCAATTTAGTTTCCTTTATTGAACTGGGTATCTAACTTGACCTGATCGGTATGCGTCTTGTCTATTCTTGCCATCACCAAGTTGTTTGAGTAATAACATCGCTTCATCATATCGATTTCTATAATTATCAAGCACATCTTTCTCACCCTTCATATAGGTGTAAGCTTCTAATAAAGAACCATATAAAAGTGCTGAACTAAAATTAGTGCCTACCCATGAAGTACCTGCTGTGACAATAGATTCAGGATAGTAAAAGTAATGAAGCTCTGCTGCATAGTTAGCGTCAGGTGTAGGTCCTACAATAAACGTAGCATTATCAAACACAGCATAGTATTGAGGTTCTCCATAAAAGTCTGTATCCGTATCAGGAAATGATTGCCTAATAAAGTTTACGTCTTTGTTTAGAAGATAACTATATTCATTTGCAGAATTAATAACAGCCAAGCTAAACGTAGATAGCCAATCGGTTGGCATAGCTAAATACTTATTGCCAATACTTAACGTACCTGTCACGTTTTTGCGTAATGCAGGTAATTGAACTGTATTGTAAATACGTTGTTCTGCTTGTCGGATAAAGTTATTTATATCCGTTGTAGTAAACGTATTTTCTGTATAGTCCTGTATCTGGACAACTAATTGTGCATAGTTTAATGACATAGTTTATGCCATCGGACCTCTAGCTTTACGACCTTTAGTAGCTGCGCCATTACCGCGAGTTTCAAGTTCACCATGTTTATTTATTACATTAGAACCAGGATCGCCTGCGCTCACACGTGGTGTGCCTGTGCCTTTAACTAATTGTTGTGCTGATAACTTATTAGGGTCTTGAGTTAAATAAATTTCTGCATTAGGTACAATAATAGGTTGTTTATATTCTGCCATGATAATTATCCTTTTTTCTGTGCTGCAATTTTAGCTAAACCTCTGCCCATACTTTTCATATCAGCATTAGTTTTACCACCTTTAGAACCTGCGTGTATAGGACCTTTTTTAATTCCTACGCTAGGACCTGTATCACCTAAATTACGGCCTTCGGTTTTACCTTTTTTAGCAATTCCGTCAGCACCTGATTTATAAGCCATTTTGTTTCTCCTTAAGATATTGATATTGTTACATCACCTAGTGCACTTATTCCTACTAAGTCATTCGGTGTTAATGCTGCATCAAATGATGAAGCCCCGCCTACAGGATTATAACCCCATTGAAACACCCGACTACCTCCTGATGGTACGCCTGTTTGATCGACATCATTGCCTGTGCCAGATTGTATTTGTATTCCAGTTAAACCTGATTGAAAATAACCAGGACTATCAGGTCTTGGATTACGCACTGCCTGCGGGTCGTTCACTGGGTATAGACCAAGACTTAATTGTGGTTGATCTGGTTCCCAACACTCAGGACATACAAGTATATTAACATTTTTGGTCTTAATAACCAATGTTTTAAGTTCTTTTAACTTATACCTAAACCCACAACGGTCACACTGGGCTATTGAATTCTTGGCACTAGCGTACTTGGTTGGCATCGTCTACCTTATGTAACTCATGTCTCTAGGTACAAACCTAATACTTGCTTTTTCTCTGTCTTCATCAGCTGCTAATTGAAACGCCGCTTCGTAATCTGCTCTTAACATCTGAATACGATCAGGAGATACATTAGGTAACTTCATACTTAAATACGCAGCTAACCCTGCAACCATGCAAGGAATAAATCTAAACGGAATATCTTCGACTGAGAGTCCCGTACCTGCATCTTGAATACGTCTTAATCTGTAATATACAAACTGATAAAAATTACTTTGGTCTGGTGCTGGCCATACGTTGACTGTAGGTAAGTTTTGTACATAAATTCTAGAGGCTGTTATATGCGTTGCCGCAGTTGTATAATTAACACCACGTACACAATCAACTAAGTCATTACCACTTATACCACCATACTGAATGGTTTCGTTATCAACTTTAATAAACCCAAATTGTGCTAAGCCTACAGTTGATGTTAATGTAATCGTTGTTTCTGTAGCATCTAGCGCTTCAGCTGTAAGTAATGTAGTAGGGTTCTCTTGGCCACTTTGTCTATTAATCCACACTTGGATAGGACGACCTGTAGCATTTTTATTAGGTATGGTAATGTAAGTTGATTCACTGATACGGTTAATATTAATGTCTTGCTGGTTTGATCCAGTACCGGTTCTAGTCACCATGTCAAGAAGGTCTATAGTGTCAGTAGGCAAGGCATACATAATCTGACCTTGGTTTAACTGTATTTGACCTGGTTCTACAGTCCATAGGTTAATACCACGATTAGCCCATTCAATTGTCATTAGATTTAGTGAACGTCTTGCAGTACGTAGATCATACCCAGTACGCAACTCTTGTCCGCAACGTTCAAATGCATCTT